TTTTTAGAGGTTTCGAGGTCATATAGTTTGCCGGGTATCTGTCTCATGTCTTTGTCAGGTGAGACAATAACATTGCCGGGGTGTTGTGTAGCGTAGATACCCATGGCATCATCTGCTTCCAACTCTTTCATTATTATAACGTTGTATTGTATCTTTAGGTTAGATATTACACGTTTGTAACCACAGGGCTTCTTACGGTTTCGATGACCTTTGTAATCTGGGGAAATTTTTTTCCTAAAATTTTTGGTGTCTGAAAAGAAGAGTATTGGTTCGGCAAATCCGCCAAAGTGAGAAGTTATCTTGCTAATCTCTGTTGTAACTGCTTTGTAAGCATCACTAAAGTTAGATGTAACAAATATAACGTCTTCCCCGTAGTCTATCTCTGTTTCACAGGCTGCACAGCATTTATATACTATGAAGTCTGCATCTATTAGTATGTTCATGGTGGTTTAGTGTACGTCAGCCCAAGTACTACCTATCTTAGCTTCTGCTGCGATAGGGCATCTTAGGTGGTAATATTCGCCTGCCATTTTGGCTGCAAGCTCTAGCCATTGTGCAAGTTGTTCACAATCACGCCTGTAACACTCATAGTTCAGTTCGTCATGTATGAACGACAGCTGGTGTCCGTCAGGTGGTAGACATTGGTTTATAATGACCATCCATCTTTTGGCGATTGTCGCTGCGCTTCCCTGTAGGAGGTAATTGAGAAACTTATGCCCTTTGTCAATGCCGATACGCCTACCGTCGATGGCGTTTGCATAACCTCTCTCACTACGTGTCTTACAAGCTTGTAACAACTCTGCAAGACCCGGAATGGCAGCAACATAAGCTTTACGTATATCCGCTCCCTTTTGTGCAGCGGCTTCTTCGGATAGTAACTTATCAAAGCTTCTACCTAATTTGACGTTCCCTGCCCCGTAAAGGAAGGCGTAGGTAACAGTCTTAACTTGTCGACGGGTAATTCCAATTCGCTCTGCATTGGTTTGGTGAATATCTCCTGTTGTAAGGATTCGAGCGTAGCGTCCTTGATCGTATCTGGCGAGGTAGTGGGCGAGCATCCTGAGCTCAATACCACTAAGATCGGCAGAGACCAGAACTTTAGTAGGTGTAGCCGTAAATAGTTTTCTAAATCTTTCGTCACTTGGTACTTGTGCTAAATTTGGTTTTCTGTGTGCACATCGAAATGTGTTGGTGGCGACAGAACAATGGTGATGTATCCTGTTACACGTCGTAACAAGCTTCTGCCATGCGTTCACGCCTTCCGAGATCATCCCCAATTTCTTGGTAATATCGAGACATCGAAGAAACAACTGGGCTGTCTCCGACCCAATATCCTTTAATACAGTCTCGTCCACGACGGGCTTGCCTGTCGCTGTCATTTGGGTTGGTTTCCAGTTTTCGTGTGTCTTCAGTATCCATGCTATGTGGTCTCGTGAGGTGGGGTTAAGTTGTTTAAGTTTTGTAAATGGGCATCCTTGTACGTACCCTTGTGTCCTGTTATTTCGCTTAGGTGTAAACACTGCTCCAGCAACGAACCCGTATTTTCTGCGTAATACTTCTGTAGCTTCTTCCATCTCTCTTCTGAGAGTTGATTCGAGTTCGTATGCTGCTCGTTGGTCGAAATACCATCCATGTTCTTCTTGTCGTTGTAATATGTGTGCGACTTGGTGTTCTAGTTGAACCCAGTCAGGTAAGGGTGGAAATGTTGGCATAGTTTATTTGTAACAATAACGTCTTGTTCGCAATAGTCCTCCATCTCCTGTGACCATTCTAGCCAGTCGGAAGTCTCTCCAAAGTTCCCCTTGTATTCTCCCAACCTGTAGCCATATGACTCCAAGGAGTGGCGACCATACAGTTTGGTAGGCATACCTTTGTGCTGTGCGTTTCTGTCGGTATTCAGCATGTCAGCGTGGTATAGCCTTGATAGTATAAGTGTATCTACAATCACACCCTTTGGTTCAAAGAAAGGGTAGATGTGCTTTATCACTGGCAAGTCAAAGCCAATGATGTTATGTCCTATGATAGTGTCAGCAAGTTCTAGATACTGAACTCCTCTGAGTATAGGGTCTGTCTGTCCTGTGTCGTTGTATCTTGTGATCTCTCCTGTCTCGTAGTCCATGGTAACAAGGCAGTGAATCTCTTTATTTCTTGCCGTTATCGGCGTTGTTTCTAGATCGAACAGGAGGGTGATAGGTTTTGTCTTTGAATTGTGCTCTGTCAATCTGTCTCCTAGTGGGTGGGTTAGGTTTGATTAGCCTAGAAGTCGACGGCTGGGTCAAACTCTGGCTGCTCGTCTGTCTTAGCTTCATAAAAGTTAGTAGTGGATAGGTCGTAGGTCAATCGTGTTGCGACGCCAACTTCTCCCGAATATCTGTTTTTAAGAACTCTAACAGTTGTAATGTTGTTAGAATCTTCGCTTTGTTGGTCTCTCTCCAGAGCGATGACTGTATCGCTGATTTGAGAGATCGAATGAGAGCCTCGTAGTTGTCCGAGGGATACACGTCCTCCCTCCTCGTGCGAATTACTGTCACTGTTTGATCTCCGTAAGTGTGATACTAAGTATAATGTAATGCCTGTACGTTCTACCAGACTTCTTAGTCTAGTCATAGTAGAGTCAATCATACGTCTTTCATCACCGTCAAGTCCTGACAGCAATATGCTTAGATGGTCTAGGAATATAATACGACATTCCAATCCACTGGCAAGGTATTCGATCCTGTTGTAAATAACATCCGGGTCAAAACTGCCAAAGCCATCAAAAAGATATACGTTCCAATTAGCAAGCGTTGCATCAAATGCCTCCTTTAATTCTTGTTCATCATGTTCTCCAATGTGGAGTGCTTTACCTACAGCAGCAGACATAAGTCCAAGTGCTGTACGTTTGTTATTGGCTTCTAGTTCTAGAATACCAACAGTCTCACCATTCTTACATAGTCCTGATGCTAGCTCTCTGACAAAGGATGTCTTACCAGAGCCAGTACCAGCTGTGATCGTGATGAGTTCGCCATATCTTATGCCATGTAGCTTCTCGTTCATACCCTTGAATGGGTACTCCCATACTGCTTCCTCTGTAGGTGCAGTTACTACATCATATAGACTCTTACCATCTACAATTCCGTCTGGTCTGTATGGCTTGGCGTCCCAGATGGCTCTTCTGATCGCATCAGCGTCACCGGCTTGGAGAGCATCTGAAGCATCTTTGTAATTGTCAAGTCTAGCAACCTTAACCCTGCCGGAGGGGAGTATTCCCGAGGCAAGTTCAGTGGCCTGACGCCCTGCGTCGTCGTTGTCGAAGAACAGGACGATTTCTTGGTATCCCTGTAAGAATGGGATTTGTTTTTGTAAGTCCTTTTTGGCTGACGCCGCACCATGAGGTAAGCTGACCATCGGCCAACCTGACATAACCTCGTAACAAGAGGCGGCATCTAACTCTCCCTCAGTGATGACAATTCGCTTGCCACTTGTAGGAAATAGGTGTTGACCAAAAAGCGTATCTGTAGATCCTCCTTCGTAATGGAAGTCTTTTGATTTAGTCTTGATTTTAAAGCCAACAACTGTCCCATCTGCTCCATAATATGGGAAACGTAAGGTGTTACCATATCTGTAGATTCTGTAGAAGTTGTTGGTTCGTTCGCTGATTCCTCGCTTTTTAAGGGCTTCGGCTTCTCCGAGGAATCTGGCTGTTGTTCTGTTGTCATTTGTCATTGTGGGTGTATGGTTGTCCCCGTCTGCTGGCGTGTATGTCTGGCACGAGAAACAGAACGTGTGACCGTCAGAGTAACGTGAGTTAGCATCTGACGAGCCACAGTTAGGACATGGTTCATGTGCCACAAACTCTGATTCTGTGTTCATGTTAACCAATCTATGGGGATTGCGTGTACTGCGGCCCACTTGATGCCGTGCTTTTCACACCATTGGGCATAAGTTGTTTTGGATTTCTTGCTGATCTTATTGAACGGAGCTTGAAATACCATACGCAAGTCTATATCTGGATTGTCTCGCACGACAGCTAGTATCTTGCGTCTGTCGGCGGCATCCCAGAAACCTTTGGTCTCTAGGTATACGCCATTGGGTAATATAAAGTCAGGATTGTAGTGATGCTGTATGACATACGAGATTTTATGCGTCT